AGTTAGTAGCGTTTTCTCTGATGGCGACTCTAATAGCAGTATTCAGTTTAATGTACCTGCTGGTTTTGATGTCACCATTGTTGGTCTGAACACAACGAATTATCAGATCTTTGGAAATGTTACGAGTACCACTGCTCCAGCTTTTGCTGATCAGTAATAAATTGATTGGCTTTGACAGAAGGGCGGTTTCGCCCTTCTTGCTTAGGAGAAAAATATGGCTGACACAGTAACTTCTCAAACCATTCAAGATGGCGAAAAGAAAGCTATTCTAAAGTTTACAAACATCAGTGATGGCACAGGCGAGTCTGCTGTAACCAAAGTTGATGTAAGTGCGCTTGCATCGAACAGCAGTGGCACATCTTGTACAGAGGTTGCGGTATCTAAGATATGGTGGCAGTGCGTTGGCATGGGTGTTGAGCTCTTAAATGATGCATCAACAGACACGCTTATTATTGGCCTTTCTCCCGATTCAAATGGGTTCCATGATTATTCTGTATTTTCAGGGATACCTAATGATGCAGGATCTGGAAAGACTGGAGATATAAAGTTCACCACCATAGGCGCTAGCAGCGGAGATACTTATACCGTCATCGTAGAACTACTGAAGACGTTCTGATGGCAACTTCTGGCAGTAGTGACTTTGAGCCTGATGTAGCTGAATACATTGAAGAGGCATTTGAGCGTTGCGGTCTTGAATACCGTACTGGGTATGATGGAGTAACTGCCAGGAGATCTCTGAATCTTTTGTTTGCCGATTGGGCAAACAGGGGCCTGAATCAATGGACTGTTACTAATTCTGTAACAACGCTTAGTAAGTCAGATCAATTTCTTGATCTTACGGCAACTACCATTGATGTGTTGGATGTCGTACTTCGCAGAACAGAAAACAGTGAAGTCACAGATATTCAAATGAACCAGATCAGTAGATCTGCTTATTGGAACATCCCGAATAAGGACACAGAGGCAAGGCCAAGCCAATGGTTCTTGGACAAGCAAATAACACCCCGGCTTTATATTTGGCCTGCTGCAGAAAACAGTACAGACAAAGTTATTATTAATCGCCTTGTCAGGATTGAAGATGCAGACGCTGGGGTCAATACAGTTAATGTGCCTTTTAGGTTCTATCCATGCCTAAGCGCAGGCTTGGCGTATTACATTGCGTTGAAAAGAGCGCCTGATCGAGTACAGATCTTAAAAGGCATCTATGAAGAAGAGTTCGCTCGAGCAGCAGATCAAGATGAAAGTAGAGCATCACTAATGGTTGCTCCTAATTTGAGATCATACAGGCGTGCGTAATGGCATATGCTTCTGGTAAGTATTCTCTAGCTATCTGTGATAGATGCGGCTTTAGGTACAAATACAAAGAACTAAGAAAAGAATGGAATAATCTTTTTGTCTGTTCTGAATGCTATGAGCCCAAAGCCCCACAGATAGATCCTGTCCCTCATGCGGCAGATCCAGAGGCTATACGAGACCCTCGACCACAGTTGTCCCCCTCTGTTATTGCTGGGGATGGCGTTGTGAGGACGATAAATCCTAATGCGATGATTACCGTAACAGGTGATAGTATAGGTTCTGCGTTTACGGCAAGCGGAGCAACAGGAGAAGTTGGTACTGTTACAGTGGTGATATCATGAGTTTTACGTTAGCAACATTAAAAACAGCGGTAAAAGACTACTGTGAAACGTCTGAAACAACTTTTGATACGCAACTCACCACCTTTATAAAAGAGGCTGAAGAGAGGATTCTTAAAAACGTAGAACTGCCTGTTTTCCGAAAGAATGTTACAGGCACTGCTGCATCTAGTAATACCTATCTATCAACGCCTAGTGACTTTTTGGCCTCCTACAGCTTGGCGGTTATATCAAGCAGTGTGTACAGCTATCTGCTGTTTAAGCATGTCTCTTTCATCAGGGACTACACACCAAATGCGTCAACGACAGGAACGCCTAAGTACTATGCTTTGTTTGATGACAACACATTTATCTTGGGCCCTACGCCAGATTCTAATTACACCTTTGAATTACATTACAAGTATCGACCAGAATCATTGACCGCTGGAGCGGATAGCGGGACAACTTGGCTCTCTACCAATGCCCCCGATGCTTTGTTGTATGGAACGCTCATAGAAGCTGCAACTTTCTTGAAAGTCGCGGAAGAAGTGCCTGCTTATGAGCAAAGATTTGTAAGTGCAGTATCTGCGCTGAAAAGGATTGGCGAAGGTTATGGCGCTCGAGATGAATATAGATATGATATTGATAAAGGCTAGGCTTTGAATATACCGGCACCGGAGATAAGCATAGGAAGTGTTGTAGTTACAGCAACCAAGGATGGCGGGCATTCTTCTGACTTTTGGGCAGAGAAAGCAACAGATAAAATAGTTAGCGTAGGTAAATCATCACACCCTATTATTGCTCAACAAGCAGAGGCTTTTAAAAATTCAGTGCATCATGTTGTTTCCTTTTACATAAAGGAAGCTATAAAAAGTGACAGAACAACGCTTATTGCAGAACTTGAACAGCAAGGCCAGAAAGAAATGGCCGATATATTGAGGAGATTATAATGGCCATTAGTACCGCTATGTGCACAAGCTTTAAGAAGGAGCTTCTAGAGGCTGTTCATAACTTTAAAAATACTGGTGGCAGTACTTTTAATCTCGCTTTATATACGAGCTCTGCCTCTCTTGACGCAAGCACAACGGCGTACACAACGTCTAATGAGGTGTCAGGAACAGGGTATACCGCGAAAGGCGCTTCTCTTACCCGGGTTGATCCTAGTACTTCAGGCACCACGGCGCTTACTGATTTTTCTGATTTAACTTTTAGTTCAAGCAGTATTACCGCTAGAGGAGCGTTGATATTTAATGATTCTGCGAGTGGAGACCCTTCGGTTTGTTCACTTGATTTTGGTGCAGACAAAACCTCTAGCTCAGGAGATTTTACAATTCAATTTCCTGCAGCAGATGCATCTAACGCAATTATTAGAATTGCATAGGATTTAACGTGTGGCGAATGTTACTGGATGGGGTAGAGGTACCTGGGGCGAAAGTCCTTGGGGACAACCTGACCCTGTTGAGGTCACGGGCGTATCGGGCACAGGTGCGGTTGGTTCCGTTACTGTTAGTGCGGATGCAAACGTATCGGTCACGGGTGTCTCAGGCACTGGCGCAGTGGGGTCTGTTACAGTTGTCGAGGGTACGGGCGTATCGGTTTCGATTACGGGCGTGGCAGGATCGGGTGCTGTCGGATCTGTTACGGTTGCGGCTGACGCAAATACTTCGGTTACAGGTGTTGCAGGTACAGGCTCGGTGGGGTCTGTTACCGTTTCGGGGCAAGCTAATGTTTCGATCACTGGGGTCTCGGGCACGGGATCAGTGGGGTCTGTTACAGCGACAGGTTCGGCGGCAGTGGCAGTCACTGGTGTCTCTGCGACAGGTAGCACGGTCCAAGTATTGGTTTGGGGAGAAGTGGATGATAGCCAAACACCGTCTTGGTCAGCTGTTTCAGACAGTCAAACGCCTAGTTGGTCGAATGTTTCAGACACCCAGACCCCCAGTTGGTCAATTGTTTCAGACAGTCAAACGCCAAGTTGGACGAGCGTTTCAGATACTCAAACCCCAGAATGGGAAGAAGTAGCTTAATGTATCGTAAAATTGAAAAAGTTATTAAGGCTTTAGAGAAAGCATCTAAAACGCACAAGAAGCAAGCTAGAACATTAAAAAAGCATGTTTCTTCGATGAAGAAGCCTAAGACTAATGCTAGAAGACGGAGCAGATAAATGGCTACTTATGTAAACGATTTACGCCTTAAAGAAATTGCTACAGGTGACGAGTCAGGCACCTGGGGTACGAGTACGAATACCAACCTTGAGTTAATAGCTGAAGCTTTTTCTTTTGGCACTGAGGCAATCACTACCAATGCAGATACGCACACGACCACTATTGCTGAC